GAAGGTGGTACTTCTGCTGGTACACATAGGCGTGTTGTTCGTACAGTTTTAGATTTAAATGAAAGTTTAGATGTGTCTGCAAAAGGCACTAAATTACTTATACGTAATGTTAATGATGATTTATCAATAGAACCGTCTAAAGTAACAGGCAGAAAAGAATTTTGGATGTTAGGTTGGGATAGACGTGGAGAAGTAACAATAACACAAACAGAACCGTTATCTTTAACAGTTAATGGTATAATGGTAGAATTGGAGTTTTAAATGGGCGATCCAGTAACAATAGCAATGATAGGAGCTAAAGTAGTTGGCGGTGTAATGGAATCAAGAAATGCTAAAAAAATGGCAAATCTTGAAGCACAAAGTTACGAAAGACAAGCTTTAGCTACACAAATTGAAACAGAACAAGCAAGTTCAAATAGAGCAAGAGCTTATAGAGAAGCTGTATCTACTGAAACAGCTTTACAAGGAGCTTATGGTAGAACTGGTAGTGGTGGTACTGGTCGTGCTTTAAGACAAAATCAATTATCTAGTTATGGTCGTGATGTAAATAGAATACAACAAGCAGGAACAAATCAAGCCGCCGCTTTAAATCAATCAGCATCTAATACAAGAACAAGTGGTAATATGTCTATGATGAGTGGATATATTAGTACTGCCGCAGGAGCTTTAGGTGATTATAACACATATATAAAAACGGATAAGCCTAAAGGTGTAAAACAAAAATCACCTACAGGTAACAAAACATATACTTTGCCAAAAGGTCAAATGTTTGGCGGAAATAAAGGATATAAATAAAATATGGGCGTAAAACAAAAAACACCGACACCATTTGTAGGAGCAGGAAGCGTTAGAACTGTAACACCTGATTTAACTTCTAATTGGAGTGCTTTAAAAGATAGTGCTTCTTTATTGTTAAGTCAAAGAATGCAAGAAAGAAAAGATAGTGCTATTGAAGCTGGTGAATTAGCTGGTCAACAAATGGTAGATTATGATGAAAATGGTAATTTACAAACTATAAATTCTTTACCTCAAGGAAATACTTATTATGAACAAGCACAAAGAAATAGTGCTGTTATTACTTATACTAATTCTTTAAATAACGATATTCAAAATTTTGCAACTAAAGCATTACAAGACAATCCTTTTGAACCAGAAATAATTAATGAAAAAATGTCTATATATAGAGAATCTGCTTTAGATGATATAGCTCCTGAATTAAAAGGAATTACTCAGCAAATAGTTAATGAATTTTCTAATAATGCTGTTACAAAAGCTAGAGGTAATAAAATATTAGAAGATAAAAGAATAAGAATTAATGAAAATTCAGCATTTGCAACAAATGTTGAAACTACAGTTATAGATCAAGCGTTATTAACTGGTATAGATACTTTATCAGGAGAAAAAGAAAAATTATTATTACAATCATATAATAATTTAAATAATGATAATCAAAATGGTTTTACTAATTTAGAAAATGAAACTAAATTAAAAGCATTAAAATCAACTATTAAAGTTAATCAAAAATTATATAAATTTAATAATTTAATAGAACCATATTCAGGAATGTCTTTTGATAATTTAAATGATGTAGAACAAGCAAATAAATTTAAAGAATTTACAACAAAAATATTTAATTTTACTTCTGATACTTTAAAAAATTTAGAAACAGTAGAAGAAAAAGAATTATTTGAAAAAAAGTTAAATCAAAGTTTAGATTTATTTACAAAAAAAGAAAATGCAATTTCTAAAGCAATTAATGCTCAACATACTGAAAATATGACTAAAAATTATAATGATGCTTTTGCAGAATTACAAAATTATTCAAATTTAACAAATGGATCTGAAGAAAAAGAAAATTTATTACAAAAATATTCTTGGTTATTAGATCCTAATAGTGAAACATATAAAACAAAAATAGCAAATAAAGATTATAGTCCTACACATTTAATTACATTAAGATCACAAATTTTAGCAGGTGAAGAAATAGATAAAAATGCAGAATTAGCATTAGAAAGAAGTAGTGTTTTAACAGGATTAAAAACTAATGTAATTACTTTAAATGATATATATACACAACCAGAATATACACAATTATTAAATGGTCATGAAAGTGAAAAATTTAAAATTGCATTAAATGATTATATGGTAACTAATTATAATAATTTAGAAAGTGATTTAAAAAAAATTAGGAAAGATAATATTGATATGAAAAAACAACAAATAATATCATATTTACCTGAATTAATACATTTACCAGAAGGGCCATTTAGTTATAACACTAATAGTGTTGAAACTTTTGATTTATTAAGAGCACAATTTCCTTTTTTTAAAGATACTCATATTAATCAAATTATGAACGAAAAAAAAATATTATTAGCATCTCATAATAAAGAACGTAAATTAAGGGCAGAAATTTACGATGCAAAACAAAATGGATCTAAATTAAGCGATTCAGCATTAGAACTTCTTTTACAAGATAATAATATAACAAACGCAGATGTTGTTAATCAAGGCCCAGAAGCTATAATAGATCAGTTTAAAAATATTAATATGGAATATAATAATTGGAATACTCCATTAGGCGAAGTAATTAAATCTGTTAATACTCAATCAGAAAATGTTTTAGAAAATATGGTTCCTGTATTTGATATGTTTTTAAATGGAGGAGATGATGTAAAAGCATTTTTTATACAAGATAATGGCATTAATAGTGATACGCAAAAATGGATTAGAGATTTTATGACTGAATTAAATAGTTCAGATAATTCAGGAAATATACAACAAGCAAAAAGCTATGCAAATGAACAACAAATATTAAGAAATGATCCAGATAAAGCTAATAGAGAAAATAAAAATTTTTTAAATATTTTTAAAGAAAAAAAATATGTTACATCAAGTATTTTTAATCCTAATTATGTTTCTATGAATAATTCACCAGTTCTTGGTGGCGTGATAGATCCAATAGCATCTGCGGCTATGAAAATATTACCTAACGCTACAGCATATGGAATAGATACAGAAGAACAAATTCCAGAATATATAAATAATGTAATGTCTAATTTATTTGATGCAAATGAAGGTTTTAGACCTTTTATACAAGAATTAGTAGGATTAGGTGTTTTAAATAAATTAAGAGCAAGAGAATTAGTTAAAAAATATGGTGATTTTGATTTAAAAAATATGGAAATACCTCCTGATGCTATAGATAGTGCTATTCGTACTATGAAAAAAGCTTATAATTTAAGTCCTACAATTTATGATAATGATCCAGCGGCAGTAGAAGCATTAGTTTTACGAAGTGTTTTTACTGAATTAGATAATTATGTTCCTCATGCACAACAATTACAAGCAGGTAAGCCTGAAAGTGGTCATATTATGACTTGGGCTAAACAAAGTATTGTTCATGATTCTAATAAAACTTTTGGTTTATATGGTGCAAAAGCAGATGATAGGTTAATACAAGCAGAAATTGCATTATCTTTTAATGATCCAAATTATAATAAAACTGAAATATATGTTCCTATTGGATTAGTTTCTGAAGATGATAAAAAAAGAGGTGTTCTAGACGAGCAGCAAATGTTTACGCCACAAGATTTTGGAGAAGATACTTTTTTTGATGTTCGTTGGGTAACAAGACATATAGGCAAAAATGAAAATGGAGATAATGAATATCAAATTGGCTATGTGCATGGTACAGAAGGAACTGTTTATTATTTATCAGCAGAAAATAATGATGGTAGCAGATCTCCTATTATTCATAATTATAATTACGAAAATAGTTATTACAGTAGTTTTGTTAATGAAATACAAGAAGCTGACAGAAATTCTGAAGTTTATAAATTTTTTGAAGATAAATTACCAGGTTCAGGAATGATTTTATCTCAAATTAAAAATAAAGGTATAAGAACAGTTTTAGATGACCAAAAAATTATGGCTGGTTTACCACAAGGAACAATAGATATTATGTATCAATGGCATTATTATAAACAAGAACAACAAGCACGTGGTAAAAATATAAAACAATGGGGTGAAGGAACTGTTATAGATCTTTTACAAAGAGCACGTACAAATAGTGTTAAATTATTAAAAAATACATTAAAACAAGATTATAGAACAGGAAGATAATATTGGATTTATCAAAAAAAAAATTTATAACTGATGAAACTAGTTTTATAAATAATCTTCCACCAGAAGATAAATATAATTCTTATAATAAAGATTTTACATTTTCTGAAGATTTTATGCGTGGTTTAAAATTAGGAAGCCCTTTAGATAATATATATAATATGTTTGTAAACGAACAAGAATTTCTTGAAGATAAAAATTATCATCCAGATAATGATTTTAGAATTAAACAAAGTCCTCATCTTAAACAATTTACTTATATGTCTAGATCTTTTGATGAAACATCTAATATTTTAAATAAATTAGATACAGAATTAAAAGATGCTGATTTATTAAAAAATGGTAATTTTGGTGGTTTTTTAGGAAATATAACTGGTTTAACTATATTAGATCCAACTTTTTATTTAAGTCTTGGAGCTATAAAAGCAGCATCAAAAGCTACAAGTGCTATAGGAAGATATGGACAAGGGTTTAGTTATGCTGTTGGAGCAAATATACCAGGAGAAGGTATAAAAGCTATAGATATGACAAGTTATCAAGGAGATCAATTAGCTGGTAATTTAGCAATGATGGGTGCTATGTCTAGTATTTTGTCAAGAATTTATAAACCTTTACCTCCTCGTAAATTAAATAATGTTCCTTTTGAAGAAGTTAAATCAATAAGTAATAGAAAAAATATTGTTCATGAAGAATCATTTGAAACTCCTGGTTCAGTAGGAGCTAAATTAAATGAAGAAACTTTAAATACTGGTCCTTATAGAAATTTTAGAAATGGTAAATATAATGTTCATGAAGAATTAAGAGAAGAAGCTATAAAAACTACTGGTACAAAATTAGAAAATATACCTTGGAATCCAGCTTTAAGATTATTACAAAGTAACAATGTAGCTTCTAGAAGTGTTGCAGATCAAATAGTTGATATAAGTGGAATTTTAAGAAATAAACATTTTGAAGGTAAAGCAAGTTTACATTCTGCTGAAATACAATTTGGTATAGAATATATTTCTCCTTTAAGAGATGTAGTTTATAAAGCTGAATCTGAATTTGTAAAATATAGTGGTTTAAAACCAGGAGATGGATTATCTGGCAATATAAAACCTTTAATAAAAAGTTCTTGGCAAAATTTTAAAGGTGTAAAAGAAATTATGCAACATAGTCAATTTCGTGAACAAATTACTATGGCTATGAGAAATGGTGACAGACATGATAACCCACATGTTTTAAATGCTGCTAAACATTACAGAGGTTTATACGATAAAATAAAACAAGATGCTATGGATGCTGATATATTTGGAAAAGCATATCAAAAGCAAATTATAAATTTAGAAATTAGATTAAATTCTTTAAAAAATAATAAATTAAAAATAAAAGAAGCTAATGCTATAAAACAACAAATTAAAGATTTAAATGATAAAATAGAATTTTTAAGAACTAAAGGGCCAATGTCTGCAAATGGAGTTGGTTATGTACCAAGAATTTGGGATCATGGAGCTATAGAAAATAATAGAGCAGGAGCTAGAAGTACTATTGCTAATGCTTTATTAATAAATGATCCTAAATTATCATTAAAACAAGCTTTAGATTATGCTGATGAAAGTATTATAAGTATTTTAAAAGAAAAACCTTATATTGAAATTGATGCAGACGATATATTAATTGATGCTTCTGCAACAAAACAAAGAATTTTAGATATTAAAGATGTTTTAGTTTCTGATTATTTAGTTAATGATATAGGTTTATTAACAAGAAATTATGTAAAACAAATGGGAACTGATATTACTTTAACAAATCGTTTTGGTGATATAACTTTAAAAGAAGTTAAAGATGAAATTAGAAATGCTCATAAACAACGTATTAATAATGTTACTGATAAAACAAAATTAAAAATATTAGAAAAAGAATTAAAAAATGATTTAAGAGATATAGATGGATTAAGAGATCGTCTTAGAGGTACTTATGGTGCGCCAAAAAATCCGCATAGATTTGTTTCTCGTTCTGCTAGAGGTTTAAAATCAATAAGTGTAATAACTATGATGGGAGGAGCAACATTATCTAGTATTCCAGATATAGGAATTATGGTAATGAATCATGGTTTAAAACCTACTTTTGATGCTTTACATTCTTTATGGTTTAAAAAAGGTCATAAAATTATTGAAAAAATGAATAGAAAAGAAGCGCAATATGCGGCAGAAGCATTAGAAATGGAATTAAATTATCGTGCTTTATCTATGGCTGATGTTGGAGATATTTTTGGTAATAGATTTGGTTGGGAAAGATCATTACATAATGCAACAAATATATTTATGTTTATGAATGGTTTAAATATTTATAATACTATAATGAAAGAAACAACTGGATTATTAGTTTCTAACAATATATCTAGAGAAGCTTTAAAAGTTGCAACAAGCAATACTGGTTATAAATTAACTAAAAAAAATCAAGCAAGATTAAATGCTGTAGGTTTAGATTCTGTAATGTTAGAAAGAATTGGTAAACAAGTAAAAATTCATTATGAAGATGTAGATGGTTTTATAATGCCAAATACAGATAAATGGACTGATTCTGCGGCTGTAACTGCTTTTCGTGCGGCTTTAAAAATGGATATAAATAAAACTATAATTACTCCTGGTGCTGGCGATAGAGCTTTATGGACATCTACTGAATGGGGTAGTGTAGTAGCACAATATCAATCTTTTAATCAAGCTTTTGTAAATAAAGTTTTATATAGAGGCTTACAAGAAACAGATATGGCTTTTGCAATAGGTGTAGTAACTATGATGTCTTTAGGAATATTAGTAGAAGAATTAAAAAGAAAACAATATGGACAAAAACCTATACAAAATAATACAGAAAGACTTATAGCAGGATTTTCAAGAAGTGGTTTAGGAGGATGGTTTACACATGTTGGAGGTTCAATAGCAACTTTAACTGATAATAAATTAAGTATGTCTAATTTGTTAGGACAACCAATTAGAGATACAAGTTTAGCTCATAAATTTACAACTGTTGGTGGCCCTACTGCTACTCAATTAAATAATTTAAAAAGATTAGTATCAAGTGGTGTAGAAGGTAATTTTAATTCTAATGCTGCTATTTCTTTAACGCCTGGACAAAGTTTACCAGGAGTTAGAAATATTTTAGAAGATTAATGTGAATTGCCTAACTTAAAGCTCATAAGTTAATTATAGATAAGGAAATGATATGGCAAATTTAACAATAGCAAATAATGATGCAAGAGTAAGATATACAACTAATAGTGGAGGCTCC